AATTCTTTTTGAGAAACATATAAATTTCCAAAATAATCATTTAATTTTGAGAAAATACTATCTTGATTAGTATCATAAATATCTACTAATATATTATTTATATAAGTAGTTTTCATATCTAATATACACCAATCATTGTCAGAATTAAGTATATTACTTTTTAATCCATTATTAAAACCTGATAAAATTCTCATAGATGGTATATTATTATTAAATCTATTTTGATATTCTAAATCGATTTTTCTATCAATAGTAGGTTTATTACTATTATTTATAAAAGAGGCTATATAAAAAGAAGCATTTTTACCACTGTGTACATTAGTATTAGGTACCCATTCAGTTATATATAATCCATTTTCTATAAGCCCATTTGAAGAAGTTCCGTTAATTCCCCATCTATAACTAATTCATTTATCATTAGAAATAGGAAGTGGAAATCCAAATATTTTTTCTAAATTTTCTTGTGAAAAATAAGACTTTATATGTTTTAAATTCTTAGTAATTTGAGTAGTTTTAACATCTGATTTAAAATGCGATCTACAATTACTTTTTATCTTAGTAGACATTACTTTTCCATCAAGTTCAGTATGTTGAATTTGTAAATAAGTATCATCATCAATATTAGGTGTACCTATATATTGGTAAGTATTTATTCCAAATACATCTCTATTAATAAGATTTCTATTCTCAGGAGTTCCTAAATCTTGATTTCCGAATGTAACAAGATCATATAATTTAGCTGGATATTGACTGATATCTGATTTTAAAATATAATTATTAGAATCTAAATTAACTGTTAATTTATCAAATTGATCAGTTGTAAATTTTACACGTGGTGAAAACTCAATTTCTTTTTGTTCAATACAAACAGAATCAAAAGTAGTTTCAGATAAATTAAAACAATATGGTAATAAACCACTCCTTAGTAATTTTGTTGTAGGTCGAGATTTAGGTATTAAATCAACAGATAAACTAGCGTTGAAATCTATATATTCATTTACAATATCAACTGTATTTAAAAAGTATTTGTTAAATAATTCATTTGTATATACAAATCTATATTCTTTTACAGGTGTGGTTGAGACTAATCCTGTTGAATCTTTTTTATAAAAATTAAAACTTACCAAATATAAACAATCTATATCTAATCCAGTTGGATTTACAACAATCGGTCTTATAGAAGAAGTTGGTATGGAAGAAGTTGGTATATTACCAACATTAGTAACATTAGTATTAATTCACAATGCGTTATCCATATCATAAACAGGAATAGTTTCTGTAAAATTAATAGATTTAAAATCCCGTTCAGAACAAACATGTTTATATTTATTTAATTTATTTAAATTATAAAACTCTAATTCTAATCTATCTATAGATTCATCAATAGTTGTATTAAAATCCACTCCTATATTTAAATCAAGATTATTATTTACTTTTTGATAACTAAAACTATTTAAAGTTAAATAATCTTGATTAAAAGCAGAAAAATCGATTCTTCCTTTTTTAGTTAATAATGGTTGTTCTCCATACACTAAACAAGGAGTACACTCATAAACAAAATAATCATTCGGATCATTAGTAGAAACTTCAAATGAAATAGGATTGTTTGATTTTATAATATATTTAGTTTCAGGATCATTTCCATTTATAGAATATACTAACTTTAAATATTTTAAAAGATCAGAATTTGTTACTTCATTATCAAATGTACATTTATAAACATTATTTGCAATTTCTTTAGTTAATGTTAAAACATAACTATCTAATACTTGTAATTCTGCTATTATAAATAACTGACCTGATGATCTTACATTATATCTATCTAACTTATTTATATCTTCATTTATAGTAGCTCAATAACTGATCTGAACACTATTATTATTTATATTTAATTGTGATGCTTTAGGTGTTATAGTAGAATCAATATATATTAATTCTCCATTTTTACTTAATGTAGCAAGTTTGAGTTTTATTAAACCTGTTTCATTTGGAACTATATCTTGTATTATTTTAAATATAGAATCTGTATATGTACTTCCTTTTAATATTTGTATTGCAAACTCATCACCAATATTTAATACACTACCATCTATATTAAGTGGAATTTTAACAGGATTATAACTATTAACTGTTTCATTTTCATCAGGATTATAATTATTATTTATAAAACTAGATTTAGTTAAACTATTATTTGTTTCATTTTCATCAGGAGTAAAATTTCTTTGAGGAGAAGGAAATGATCCAACTTGACCTTTTTTACTAATAGGATTATAAGAAGCCACATAGATTATACCTCCGTGTTCTTTTATCCCTATTGGTACATAACCATTAGGTAATTTAGCATATTCTATTTTACTATTACCCATTTCATTTTGAAGGATGAATTCATTTCCATTATATGTAATGAATGTTCCATTTAAACAATACGATAAAGTATTATTTTGAGACGAAATAGGAGATACGTCTGTTATTAAACCTTCTGAAAATGTATTAATCGCTTCTTTTTGCATTATAAACTTTCATATTTATTATTATTTACAAGAATATCTTTAAAACATAGAGGTTCTCTTATTTCAATTAATTTTGGATAATTAAATGTTACGTCTCAAAAAAATAGAACTGGTCTTGTTTCTTTTTTTAATTTTACTTTGAATATATATTTTTTACATGTTTCAGATACATAAAAATCATCATATCATTTAAACAGTTTAACTTTAGTGAAATGTCTAGTATGTTTCTTTTTATCAGCTTCAATTTGTTGAAGATAATATTGGTATTGATCTTCATGTAATCCAAAATAGTAATTCCCATCATGAGGAAGATTCTTTCTTTTACTAAGTACTCTGATTTTGAGTGATAATTTTTTAATATAATATCTAAAATGAGTTAGAGAATCATGAAATAAATTTCCAATGTAAAAAAATAAACCATCTTGTGATTTAATTAAAGTGTCTCCACCATAAAGATTATGCATATATAAAGATTTTCACCCATATTGCAAAATAAACTTAATATCTTTTTTTGAAACATCTGGATATTTTTCATGTAATCTATCTATATAGTGATTAATATTTTTAACTTCCATGATTAATAATATATTACTCCTTCGTTTGTTCTTTCAAGTATTCTATCTCGTCTTTTTGGATCTAAATAAACAGGTTTTCACTTCATCCCACCTCTAAATTGATATTCAAAAATCATTTGATGTCCAGAGTAATTTGATACAAATACATCTACATCTTTCCATCTTCCATTCTGTCTATGTTTTATAAACACATCATCTGTAAATCTTTTTATTCGTAAAACAGATTTTTTAGAAGTAGTTGGTAATTCAAAAATATCTTCATTTTCAATTATATCGTCTATTACCATTTTAACACAATCTTTAAATATACGTTCTCCTAAATCTCTTTTATTATGAATATTATATAATTTATTACATTCTTTTTTAGTAATTTTTAATTTATCTATTTTAAAATTCATGAAAAGATGTTTCATTGAAAAGGCATGACCTAATGCATACTTCATATTATATGATTGGTTTAAATGATTTATTAAAGATTTTACGATTTCAGTTAGATCTTGCATCTAATACACGATTCATATCATTTTGATTAATCCTCATTGGTAATCTAGCTCTATCACAACTTTTATCTCATTGTTGTTTTAAAATTTGCATTTTTTCTAATAACACTCTGTTTAATGTTACATAATATTCTTTTGCTGCTTTTACATAAGCACAATAAGTAGCAATGGCTAAAACTTCATTATCGGTCAATTTTGGTAATCCTGATTCATCTAATAAAACTCCATGATATAAAATATTTACTTTTCCATAATCTTCAGAAAAATATAAAACATTTCCAACTTGTTGATATTTTGCAAACTTCCCACTTTGATAAAAAGGAGAAGTGTGTTTCTTTGAAACTTCTATATGATGTTCTGTAAACTGTGAATCATAATCTCCAAAAGCATATTTATTACTTGTATAATTTCAATCTTCGTAAGTATGTGTCACAGATTCTATTATATCTACATTACAAGGTAATTCAACCGATTTAGTAATAGGGTCTATATCTAAAGTTATATTATATAAAACAGTTTGTTTATTACCGATGTGATTTCAAGCAATTAAACCAATTTCTTCAAAATCCGTTTCTTTTATGTCTAAGCCAAACAATAAATTTGCTTGAAACATAGCTGTGTAAAAATCATTCATTATTTAGCTGTTTGATCATTATTTTGTAAAGGAGCTGTGTATTGTCTATAAAACATTAGTTTCTTTTGAGTCAGCCTCTTTCTTATTTCATTATCTATAAATGACATATTTGTTGTTTCAATATCTGAACATCCAAATTCTTTTAATTGTCTAAGATCTTTAAAAATTGCAACAATCGAAATACATGATAACATTGGTGCATTAAAAACATAACAATCGTATAAATTATCCTTATTAGGAGTTGTATTTATAAAAACAATAGGTTTGTTTAAATTACGTTTTCTATATTTTTGAGATTTTAATTCACTATGTGACGTAACATAAAGAAATTGATTTAAATGATCAATACTACCTATATATTCAATTGCTTTTTCACCATAATCATTTACAATTTGTGGAATTGTAAAGTGAACAATTGGTTTTGTTGGAAAACAATTATTTGGACAATCGGCTAAAGATTTACAATCAGTTTCAATACAATCAATCGTGTAATATAAATCTCTATTTGGCAATATTCCTTTTAAAGAATATTCTTTTATAATAGTCAATCTCTCATCAACTATTTCATCTTCTAATTGATCTAATGACATTGATAAATTAGAAGTATACCCTCTTAATCCAGATACAATATCATTGTATATTGCTGATGCTAATTTACTATACATTTTTATTATTTTATTAATTCAAAACAAAAAAAGGCGACGACTGTGGTGTCATCGCCTATTGATAATTTAAAAGTAGATTAAGCTACAGTGAATGTAATATCAGCAGTATAAGTTACTGTATCTAAAACATAAGTAGCTGTGATAACTGTATCTCCATCTGTGGAAGTATGTGCTGTAACAGTATTTCCACTAACTGTAGCAGATGCTCCTGATTTAACAGTGTAAGTAGGAGTTACACTATTTCCAAATAAAGTAGCAGATAAAGTAGCAGTAGCAGAATTTGCTAAAGTAACATCGTCAGCTGTAACTACAAACTTAGCTAAACCTAAAATAGTATTTGCTACATTTGCTAATGTGTTATTAACCCAAAAAATATGAGTTGCTTCAGAAGTTGTTCTTTCTCCCATTGATCCACCGTTAATTTCTCTGTTTTCAGTCCTAACGATTACAATGTATTGATCATAATGAGCACCTGGAACAGGCATTTCTAATTCATTTGGAGAAGTCCAACGTTTGTTTTCTAAAGTAGGCAAACGTAAGTTTCTTAGAATCCAATCATATCCACCAAATTCTAAAACGGTAGGTACAATAGTAATAGTACCTTTTTCAGTAGTAGTAGCAGGGATAAACTCACCATAAGAAAAAGGAGGATTTAAAGTTGCAGAAGAACTATATTTTTCTAAAACAGCTTCTTTGATTACTTGAAAATCGTTAGCCATTGTAAATACAATCCTTTTGTCAGCAGCAGCTCTTGCAACAGTAAAGTGTTTAGTTCCAGAAAATCTCATCTGTTCTTTATTAATACTATTTACTAAAGCTAGTAAAGTTGCATTAACATTTGCATCACTAATTGTTGAAGGTGCTGTAAATTCAAAGAAAAATGGTTTTTCTTTAAATACTAAAGCATTTGAATATTCTGACATCTGAGAATTAGAAAGTCCAATAACTAACTTGATTCTATAAGTTGTGTTAGCTACTAAAGTTCCCATTGTGAAAGTAGCTGTTCCTAATGTAGATTGTACGTAAGGTGCTTTCCTAACACTAACTACATTTTTTAAATTTTTAATACGGCTAAGAGCCAATGGTGTTTCAGTAGATATTACTGTTGTTGATGTAAAATTAAACATGGTTTAAAATTTTTATTTATTATTTTGACTGATGTTGAATTGGTAAGCCAACAGTCTGATTAACTGGTATATGTGTTTGTAACCTTGGATTTGAGGTGTTCTCAAGTACCAATTTTACCAATTCATTTATTATCTCATAGCAAACATAATCTTGAAACTCAAGAGTTTGCGAAAAATCTAGTATTGTATCAATCTGTTCTGGTGTTAAATCAATTTGCTCTGGTGTTTTTAAATAATCTATATTAACAACAGTTAAATTAATATCATCTGTACCACATTGAATATCTAATATAGATTCATCCAAAATTGGATCATATTTGATTTGTCAAAAAGGTCTTTTGTAAGAAGGTTTGTTATAATAGTTATTAGATATTTGAGCTGAAATATCAGAAGTTAATCTAATTGCAGGAGTTTTATATATACTACTACCTCCACATTTATTTGCAATCTCAAATGTACAAATACAATTTAATAAATGTAAATAATCATCAGGGATTTCAAAAATTAATTCATTATTTCTGTTGATTAAATTTACATTTAAATTTCTTTTTAATACTCGCAAATCATCAGTTAATTGTTGATTCATTTCATACATATTATACTTTTTGTTTACATATTGTATAATACCTTTGTTTATAAAATAATTAAAATCATTTAACAACAATGTAGGAGCTTGTACTTTATCTAATTCAATTAATAACTGTTCGTAAATTTGTCGAGCGGTCATATACTATTTAGTTTTTTTAACAGGAGTGTCTATATCAGCATTAACCTCTTTCTTAATTAAAGTTACAATATTATTACTAGATGGTTGTTTAAATGTATGAATTACAGCATCGTCAGTAGCTCCTAATACAGTATTATCTCCAAATAAATATAACCCGTTCTTTCTGTAAATAACACCTTTTTCTTTAGCTTCTACTAAAAGTAATCTTAAACTCATATCACCACCTGTGTATAAATTTATGATTTTTTCAGGATCTTTTTCAGCGATTTCATATAAATAATTTTCAACGTCTGCGTCAGCAGCTCCTCTCATATATCTTCCTAATAATTTAGTTTTAAGAAGTCTTCCTTCTGAACCACGTTCATCATTTAAAATATAATTTATAGCCTTATATACAAGTTTCTTACGAGATAGTTTTTGTATAGATTCTAAACCTGGTCTTTCTATATATAATTCAGCTGTTCCATAACGTCTATTATATCCATCTGAAGGAGAAACAGGTTTATGATTATCACCATCTATTAATAAATTACCGTTTGAGTCTTTTGCGTTTCTCGCAGGTGCTATAAAAACACTATTTTTAACACATTCCCAAACAGCTTTTTCATAAGGATCATCTAAATTATAAGTAGTTCCGTCTACTAATGTAAAAACTTCTGTTTCTTTAAAATATACTTTTCCAGATGCTAATTCTGCGTCTGATATAATCATATCTCCATTACTATTAACTGGTTTTACACAATCAGGATATTTTCCAGTCTTTTTATCTCTAGTAGGGTTAGTAAACCATACACCTTGTGACTTAGAGTAAACACTTCTTAAAACAATTACTCTGTCATCAAATTCTTCATTTTGCATATTAATTCATTATCAATTTTAACTTTTAAGATTGGGTTAGAATCTTAAATATCTTTTTTTTTGTTTTTAATTATTATCTTTATAATAAAAATATTAAGCAGTATTATAATGTACTGCTTAATAAATTTATTAGTTTGTTTTGTTTAGATTTCTCTTAAAATAAAACTTCTGTCACTTTGTTATCGTGGTTTATTTTAATTATACCACTTCTGCAATTTCAAATTGTTATTGTTGCAGGTCAGACTATATCATCAACCTTTAAATAAGGTTGTTGGGCACTCGTGTCGAGATTATTGTTTGTGTTACTCACTCATTAGTCGTTAGAGGTTCTTAGTACTTTATACACTTCCTAAGCTTCCTACGGGATTGTCTACTTCTAGAGATTCCCCGTGTTCACCCAATGTTCGATTGATATTACTATCAAAAGCCGCATCTAATTCTTCTATCTTAAATTGTTTATTATAAATACACCCTATACTAGCTGCTTTACGCATACTACTTGCATTTAAATTATACTCTTTACAGAAACTAGTAATATCAATTATAAAAACTTCCCCAGTCTTTATATTTGTTATTTTTCGTATCTTTTTTCTACTATTTGATATTTTTTTTCTTGTTTCATCAGAAACAATTTTATTTTTATGAAATTTACCAATTTTTTCTTTTGTTTCATCTGACATAACTCTACCTTTTAACTTATCAGATATAATCTGTTTTGTTTCATCAGTATGATGTTTTCCAAAGAATCCATTTGCCTCTCCACTACGTTTTCTTTTATTTATATGTTCCTCAGTTTGTTTTTTTCCAAAAGCACTTGGGGTAACATCATATAAAATATTAACACATAATGGGTTATTTTGATTCTCCTTTAAGAATTCAACTTCTTTTAAATTAGCAATATCTCTTGTTTCATAAAAACCTAAAATAGTTTTAATTAAAATATCTTTATTTTCTTTAATGTATTCTTTAGTCCAAATTTGACTAGATCCCATGTACTTGTCTTTTTCTATAGTACATTTACAACTTCTAACTCCGATATAATACTCTTTAGTTTCGATGTTATAAATTTTATAGACATAATGATTTAATTTATTTTGCATATATTTTTTATTTTATTATGCAAAAATACTAAATCTTTTATTCTAAAAGAAAATAATTTTTATTTAATTTGAAATAATAGAATTATAGTATTATAAACTTTAAATCTCGGATAAAATAAACGCTCTATACGGATTATAAACTCCAATACCTGCATAACCCCAGTTAATTAACTTAGAAGCTGCAACAGGACTAGAAACAACACCTGAAGTAAGACCGTTTTCTCCACCAACACCTAAGTATTTGTTTGAGATAAAAGCACCATTTTTCAAAGTGAACATTTCCATTGCTGGAGTTCCACTAGTAGCATCAGCTGTTAAGTCTAATGCCATACAGTATGCTTTAGAAGTACCATATTCTCTAGTAAATGTTCTATCAACTTTAAATGTGATTTGATTTCCACCAAATTCATAACAGTTGAAAGTAGCACCTACAGATAGATACCCTTCTGCTTTTTTAGACCACATGTAAGAACCAGATTCATTTCTGAATTGGAATAAAAATGCACCTAAAGTAGTTTGTACTAAAGACCACATTTTTTCATTACAAATAAACATGTATTTATTTCCAGTAGGTTTTTCAGCTTTTTCATTTAACATTGAAAGAACTGTTTGGAATACATCTACTGTAAGTTTTCCAAATGCGTATTTAGAAGCAAACTTTTCTATTTGTGGTATGATACCATCGCCTATATAAATCGTTTGTTAACTTATTATTTCTAATAAGATCAGACTATATCTTTAACTTATATATTCAAAAATAAAATTATTAGTACTTTTTCTTTCTTTTCTACAAACTTTTTGAACAGATGGAAATTCTTTTTTACATTCAGCAACACTATCCCATATTTTTATAAGATTGTGTTCTAAATCATATTGTGCAACTTTAACTGGAGTACGTTCTACATAACTTTGTAAAACATCATTTTTTTCATAACTCCATCTATAACCTCCTGATGTGCGAGAATGTTTTATTGCTCTATTAATATTTCCTGTGGATGTTTTTGGAGTATCCAAGATAGCTTCTTTAAGAGAATTATATTCTTTATCAAATATTTTGTCTAAAGTATATCTGTATACCTTAGTTGTATTTAATTTAATATTATTTTCTTTTTCATAAAACAAATCTTGAATATTATCTTCTGATTTTAAAAAGTAATAACCAGAATACGTGCATCTATTATAAACTGCATTTGTAATAGCTTGTCTATCCAAATCTAATTTATTAGCTGCTTCTGTTATATTTTTAAACTCATTTATAAATTCTCCTAATTTATTATACTGTTTAACATAACCTCGTTTACTTATTCTATATTCATTAACATCAATTGTGTCTAATTCACTCCAATAACAATTATCAAAACTTCTTTTATCTGAAATTACCATAGTAATTCGATCTTTATTTATTTTGTAATGTTTTGTAATTTCAATAATAGAATCCCATTTTTTAATAAGAATCCCATTTAATGAAAATTGATATATTTCTTTTGTTAATTTAGGTGGAAAACCTCCACCGATGACCATATTATAAGTGTCAGATCTTTTTACAAATTCCTCATTCACTAATTCCGATTCTAACTTTAAAGCATCTTCTAAATTATCAAACTCTTTTATTGTAGTTCTATAAAATTTAGATACTCCATATTTTAAAATTGCGTTATGTAAATGTGTTTTACCTTTGTTATAAGAACTTGGTTTGTTAACATTTGCTCCACATCCTAAATATCCATCAAAGATATTTGGATTCTCTGTTTCGTGAACACCGATATAAATTTTATTGTTCACTGTATTTATAGTTAAATATACTATATATTTCATTTTTATACTTTATTTAAGTTATTTCCCATTTCGGATTATTAAATCCTACGTCCATATGGACTAGTCGTTGAACCTTTATCTGGATTACCGTATTACGGCTTATCATATCAGATACTTGGCTGCTGATTGTCTATTTCTAGAGTTTCCAGCAATTAAAGAAATTATTTTTTCGTAATATCACTATTACGTGTCCCATTTATTATGCGGCGAACATATATTGTTTAGGACGACCTAAATCTGGATCCATAATGGTAGGTTTTCCATTAGCATCAATGTTTGATTTATTAAATAATAAACCTTGATTACGAACAGTCATGAAATTATCTAAAAGATTCTTTTCTTTCTTAGTCATTTTATAAAGAGTCTCTTGTTTAATTCCATTTTCATCACCGTTAGCAATCTTCATGAATATATCTTCATGAGCTGCGAATAATGCTGTATATGAATCATCAACACGGAAAGTAGTAATATAATTTCTATGTTTTTCTATGTTAGATTGATATTTTACATACAATTTTGTTAATCATTAAGTTTCCTTAATGTTCAGACTATATCTTAATTTAAATACTTAAATATGAATCCTTTACAATGATCACGTTTACCTTGTGCTACAAGTTTGGCATTTTTATATCCAGCTTTAACACAATGTGTCATAGTATCAAATATTTCAAGAAGTTCATTATTATCATTAAACTTTCCAACTTTCCCACCAATATAAGGTGTATCTACAGTTGTCATAGTTCTACATTTTAACTTCTTCATAAACGGTAATTTTTCATATGAGAATTGGTGACCTAAATACTGGTGCCCCTCTTTGATTGCTCTTGGTAAGTGACCTGCTCCTTTAGCTTTTGGATTTAAAAATCTTCCTGCTGAATTTACACTATCAAATTCTCTTTCATAATTACCATCTAAATCATACATGTAAACTTTTTTACGAGGATTAGCACACTCTGTTACTCTTCCACCTAACGCTAGATTATAAACATCTTCTCGTTTAAGAAATTGTTCATTAACTAGGAGTTTTTCTAATTCATAAGCATCTTGTTCACTATTAAATTCTTGTATAGTGGTTCTTATGAAATTTTTTACTCCATATTTTTTAATAGCATATTGAAAGTGTGTTTTAGGATTTAGATATGTGGCAGGTCTGTAAATACTTACTCCATTACCTAAATATCCATCAAAATCATCTGATTCTGTTCCGTGTACTCCAATATATATTTTATTATTTATTTTACAAGTAGTTTGATATACGATATATTTCATATAATTTAAGTTTTAAATTTATTCCATTTCGGGGTTGATTTCCCCTACGTCCGTTCGGACTAGTCGTTGAACGTTCCTCAGTACTTCTCTATGAGTTTGTATTATCTGAGGCTTCGCTGCTGATTGCCATTTTACAGGTTTCCAGCAATTAAGAATATTTTTTTAATTTTTCATTAAGCTGCTAACTTAACGGAAGAGAGCAATGTAAATATAAACATATGTTTACCCTCTTCGTGTGCTTCAGGCATAGCATTAGATTGGAATCTAAAAGTATCACCTGCTTTACAAGTATCAAGATCTACAGTAGAACTGTAATCTGTATCTATAATACGAGCTAATACTTCCCAACTTGCGTCTGATTTACGGACTGGTTTAGTGATAATATAGAATTGTTGCATTGATTTATCATTCTTTATAATATCACCTTTTTGGAAATAATTTTCTTTAAATACAAGAATTACATCAGTACCATTAGCTCCATCGGTAACTACATCAGTAGCTAATTCAATACGTTTAATATAATTTGTTTCAATTTCCCATTCAAAATACATTGAATCAATTGGACGAAATTTATCTTTAGATTTTGAATCTAAAGTTACTACGTTTCTTAGCGATTCTGTTAAATAAGATGCTGTTAAATCATCATACATTCTAGATAAAATACCTAAACGAGTAGGTCTAGTTCCTAAGAATTTATAAAAATCTTCGTAGGTTTTTGTTGATCCCATCTGTGGATGGTTTGTTACAAAACTTGCTGTGTACATAATTTTTTATTTTTATTAGTTATTATTAATCCTCATCATCAAAATGGAAAGATCCATTCATAATAGGTTGAGGTTTTGGTTGAGGTTTACGTGCAAAAGTACTTGTTTTAGAAGTAGTTTTAGTATCTTTTGGTTTATTTTGTTTATTAATCTCACTTATTTTTGCTTTATAATATTTAGAAATATCATTAAATGCTTCATCTCCTTTTGTTGCAAACCATACCATCTTAACTAATGTAGCGGGATCATTTAACATTTTTGCTATATGTCTTACCCCTGCTTTATCTTCACCTGCAATAATTTCATTAATATATTGTTTATCGCTATCTTCTAATTCAATATCAAAGTTCCCAATAGTTTTAAAATTATCAATCGCATAAGTAATATTATTTATAAACTCAGCTTTTTCTTGAGCTACAACAGCTTCTTCTTCTTCTTGTTGTAATCTAATTCTTTCTTGTTCATATTCAGTATATTCATTCCTTAATGCTGTTATTTTCTTTGTGAATACACTTTCATTTGCTTTATCATGTTCTAAAGCAAGACTTGCTTCTTCATCTGTAATATCAGGGATTTTACTTTTAAGATCTAATATATACAGTTCATCATCTGTAAACTCATTAATTGAATATTCAGGATTAGAATTAGCTGTAATAAATTCTTGAATCGCTTGTTGTTTGATATAATTAATATATTCTTCTCCAGATAAACCAGATTCTCTGATTGTGTTGATAATATTAACTTCATGATTTTCTAAACCATAGTCATCATCAACATCAGATTGTTTAAGAATATTTAATTGTTCTTCTGGAGTGAGATCTCCCCAGCTTCTTGTTATCTCATTTCCTTCTTCATCTTCAAATATGATATTATTCATATCTACTATCCCTTTTTCTTTTAAAAAAGATTCCATGGGATTTAAAACCTCATCTTCTCTAGGGGGAGTTGGTTCAGGATCCTCGTCTTGAGGTTGGAAGTCTACATCAATGTCGATTTGTTCATCATTATCATCATCGTTTAATAGATCATCAAATAAATCATCATCGACATTATTACCTCCTACATTTTTACTTATTGTCATAATATATTGTATTTATAATATAATGTGCAAAATTAAACATTAATTTCTACTTTACAAAATAAAAAATGAATAAAGATTGAATAAAATATTTATCATTTTAAAATGTATAAAAATTAATACTTAACTTTGCTATTATATAAATTATAGTATTAATACTAATCAGAAATTATATTAATAAACTTACTCTGAGTAGTTTTAACATATGGGTTAGAATCTTTAATGTCCACCTCTACTATTGTATGTTTTTTTTGAAATATTCGTTTAATTCATCATTTATGAGGTGGTTTTACAGTTTCTCTTTTATTTGAGAATAATACTATTTTCTCATTTACTAAACTTGGTGTTATTACAATATTATTAGGATAATTAAGTGATAAATTTATTGTATAAAATGGTTTTGTAATAACAGTATCTAATTTTAAATCTTCTTTAAAAATTGTATCTTTAACTAAGATTGTATCAGATATATAAATACTATCTTTAATATATTGCATTTGAACTAATTTATCATTTTTAATTTTTAATTCTTTTGCAGTTTGTAGTAATTTTTTATTAATAGAATCTTTAGAATACTCTATATCATCAATTGTTAGTAAATACAAATTCGCTTCATTTTTTAATGATGATATTTGTTTTTCATACGCTTTATTATTATTAATACTAATATCACGTTCTATTTTAACATTAGAATAATTTATATATTGTATATATATAATCAGTCCTAATATTAATAATACGACATATTTAAAATTATCTTTTAGTAAAGTATAAATCAGCTTCATGTTTTCTTCTTCTTTTTAATCCCTCTAATGGTTTCCCGCCTGCGTAAATTCATTTCATGAATTCATTTCTAATTGTTTCGTCATTTGGGTTTTGACTTACTTTTTTCAATAATGTAGAATCTTTTAAATTCCTCAATCCTAAATTAAATGCAAAAGATACTAATGCAGAAAATTGATTATCAGTAAGTTTTATCATTGATACTAATTTTTCAACTCCTTTTTGAAATTCTTGTAAATCTTCCATTAATAATTCATCTGCTTTTTCTTTGGTGATCTTCATACCTTTTTTTACTCCTTTAGTATGACCATATCCGATAGTTCATACCCCAGCAGGACATAAATATGCTTCTAGTCTTAATCCTTCAAAAGATTTAATTAAGTCTAATCCTTTTTCATTTATTTTCATATTATAAATTTCTATTAAATTCCTCTAATTTATAAATCAACATTTGTTGCTGTTGTCTTGTTAAATTAGGAACGTTTTCCATTATTCTAAATACATCTTTTACAAATTTATAATCAATTGTATAACCTTGTGAGTATTTGCCAAACATTCTGACAAATACTCTTATTATAGTTTCTTCTAATTCTCACATACTAACTACAATTACAAGATGAATTTTGTGAAGTTGTTTCACATAAATACCCACATCTATTTGTTTTATCCAACAATCTTTGTGCTTCTGCGAAATGACCTCTCTTAGCCATATATTTTAATGTGGAATATATCATATAAGCAATATCAGATTGTTGAGTATCTATTTTTTTACAAAGTTCTCCATTATTATATTGATTTAAGATAGAAGTATTTAATATTTCTAAACATTTTTCTAAATCACATAATATGAATACATTTTTTAAATCATTATCAACTATTGTATTTTTAATATCGTTATATATATCTGGTACTTCACAAACATCAAGATTATTGTATAAATATCGATTTGTTCCATCATTATAAATATAATATCCTAATCCACTATTAATATCTGTATATTCATCTAATAAATAAGAATATATTGTAAATCAACCATCATTATTTAATGTAAATGTAGATATATCAGGGGTTATGTTATATGAATATAATGTTGAATCTTTATATAATAACATATGTAATCAAATTTTATCTGATGTTATAACATCGGTTATTGTTATTATGTTTCCTTGATTTGTTATTGTCATTTTATATTTCGTTTAAATAAGGGTATTGTAATCTAATGTTTTCTACAACAGTTATGATTTTCTGTTTTACAATCTCTGCTTTTTCTCTGTGCCATTTGTCTATTTCTACAACTGTTACTGTTCTACCCTCTGGAGTAGCAGTGCAGTGAATTATTAGTTTGTCAATCTTTCTCATATCTATTTATTTTAGTTATTATACTGATGTAAAGTATGGAAATTTTATTTCTTCAACGCTAACTTGGTAGGAATAAGGATAAATTAATATAGTCAGTTCCGGACCTACTTCTATGGAAGGTGTTATGGTTTCAGTGTTTGTGATAATTACACTAAATGTAATACTTTTCCTAAGTTCAGAATTGGATATATACTCAGTTGCAGAGTATATTTCCCCACCCACATTTCTTATTTTGATAGTTACTTCTCCTGCTCCTTCTTTTCTTTTACAATGAACTTCATAGGTTACTCTATATCGACGCCCAGAGGTTAATCCCATTATATCTTTGCCGGCACCACTATCTATATGTATTGAGTTTTCTATTGGAACATCAATAGATAAAGAATCAAGATAATAAACCTGACCTAGAGAAACCCCACCTACCAAACTTAACTCATCTCCTACGTTCCATAGTTGAATTAAGTCGGGAGCTCTAAATAATTCTCCAAAGTTAGCTTCACTAATTATCCCACCTCTTGAAGTGGTAGCAAAATCATCACACTTTATTAATTTCTTCCAATCAGTCCAAGTCATATTACTACCATTATTATAATAACTTCTTTGATATTGATTAACAACTTCATCCTTAAGCCAAAATAATTGCTGTGTAATTGCGGCAGTATTGTCCCCTAACGCAAAAACATTAAGAGTTCCTATCATAGAAGCTGTTAGAGAAGCATTCGTTCCACAAGTGGAATTAGGTGCATTAGTATAACTTCCGTTTATCCTATAAGAACCAAAATTAATGAAGTCATCAAAATTGCCTTGACCTGGTAAAGATTTACCTACATTGTATTTTTCGACTAAAGTTGCTTCCAACTGCCTAACGTCTTTTATATTTACTTTTACTGGCATAATACTAACCTATTATAACAATCTTAACTGCATCAACAGAAACAAACGTAGTTGTACTTGTCCATTGAACATCTCCATTAGATAAAATCTTAACTCCTACATAAATTTTTTCAC